ACAGTTGAAAGAATATGCTCAATTTGTTTGTCGTTTCTATGGATGTTAAAAATGAAACAATGTCATAAATGTAAAAAATGGAAATCTGAATCTGAATTTTATAAAAGCTCTACTGGTAAAAACGGTTTAATGGAGCGATGTAAAGAATGTCATAAAACGTATAGTCGTAGGTATTTTCAGGTTCATAGATTTGATCGTTATCAATATACAAAAAAATATCGACAAACCATTAAAGGTTATTTGCGTGAGCGATTTTATGCAATGAAACAACGTTGTAATAATCCAAATTGTAAAAGTTATAAATATTATGGTGGGCGTGGAATTAAAGTTAAATTTATGTCTGTTAATGAATTTATCAATTATGTGATAAATGGACTACAGATTGATCCACGTGGTTTAGATATTGATCGTATTGATAATAATGGGCATTATGAAAAAGGAAACATAAGATTTGTTTCTCATGCCAAAAACAACAACAACAAACGCCGATATTACGGTTGTTAAAAGGAAAGTGAGGGTTTGAAAATGCGTATTGATGTTAAAAGAACAAAAGTCTATCTATTTAGAGAATTATCAGAGAACGCACAACAAAAAGCTCTTGAAAAACTGTGGGAAATAAATGTGGATAGTGAATTTTGGTATGAATGTATTATTGAGGACGCCAAAGAAGTCGGTAAACTTATGGGGATTGATATTAACAATATTTATTTTTCCGGTTTTTGGAATCAAGGGGATGGAGCTTGTTTTGAGGGAAATTATGAGTATAGGAAAAACTCAGCTAAACTTGTACAAAATTATGCACCGAAAGATACAGAATTGCACCGGATAGTTACTGTCCAGTGGAACTACGATTATTATAAAAAACTCCCTGAAAATGTGGAAGATGATTTAGTTGAAACACTTCGAGATTTTATGGATTGGATTTATGATCAACTACGGAAAAATTATGAGTATTTTACAAGTAAAAAATCTATTATTGAAACCATTGAAGCGAATGAATATGAGTTTACGGAAGATGGAAAACTATATTTTTAATAAACGCGGAGGGTGAAAAATGTTAGACCAATATGGGAATGAAATACCAACAGACTTAGTATCAATGCCAGATATAAATTTTCTCTCCGATGAAGGAATTAAAATCGTTGCTAATGCTGATTGGTACGATATTTATACTGGTGAAAATTATGGCTTTGATGCTTGGTTGTGTGTATCAGCAAAAGCAATTGATTATTTATCAGAAGAAAACATTGAGGATTGTTTAGATAGGCCAATTAAAGAAGTTTTAATAGTAAACGATGTATTAAAACGTTGGTCTGAAGAAGATGGGTTTTATCACGCTTAAATTGGAGGACTAAAAATGCGGAACATAACTTATGCAATTGATCTGGAAACCGGCCTTGTTGTTTCTCGTGTCGGTAGTGAATTGGCTTGGCCGATTTTGGATTATGAAGGGATGTTACCAGAGAACAATTATGCAATGAATTATTGTCTTGAGAAAATATCCGTTTCTTCGGTAGCAGGATACTATTGGAGTTTGTTAAAATGGACACGAAAAATCCCTCTTGAAATCAAAAACATCCATCGCCGATTTTGGGGATTTAAGGAATTGAAAATCAGGGGGAAAAATGAAACGCAGCAAAACAGAGATTGACAAAAAGATAAAATCTGTTACAACACGGCTAATTAATCTTGAAGATGAAATCAAAGATATTACCGGAGATTTGTTTGCTTGGGCAGGATTAAAAAACGCCAAGAAAATTGTTGTAGCTGTCCGAAGGAATTTGAGGGCAGAGGAATTGAGACGGAAAAATTTGAAGTGAAAGTGAGGTGAAAAATGTACACACTTATTTTATGTCAAGAAGATTTCAAAGACGAAGCATATTGGGTTGCTCTATGTGATTCTCTGGACGTACCTAATACTGTGGACTCAATAACAGTAGATATTACCGGAGTACAATATATTGAACCATAACTCGCCGAGGTGATTGTAATTATTGAATGGGGGAAGGTAGTGGCAGGGAAACTTGCCACTATCTAAATTTCAAGTTAGGGGGAAAAAATGTCAAATCAAACAATTCAAATCGGAGAAAATCTAATGTCAATTCATAGACCTGCTTATACCCAAAATGATCTTTATGCTTTTAACCATTGTTTCCGAGTTAAACGAATTGATAAAGGTTTTTTCACTCGGACTAAAGGTTTTGCTAAAAAAGAGGATTTAGCCTTGTTAAATTCGGTGTAATCCAAAAAATTGATATAGGTATTACAGTCGGAAATAAAAAGTGAAAATTTTTTAATTAGTAAAGCTTAAAAATAACCAAAATTTACTAAAAAATGAGTGTAAAAACGATAAATTGCCTATAATTATGGATACTGTAATTTCATTTTTGGGGGGATAATTGAAACTATATGAAAAATTTCTCAAGTTTGCATCTAAACGTCTTAAAAAAGATTTAGAAGTAACAAAAAAAGTTGTTGAATTTTTTCTTGAAAAATACAACCTCACACCACGAACAATTGAATGTTATCTTCATTGGGGGCGATGGAAAACACAACACCAAATTGCAAAAGAAATGAAAATTAGTCAACCAAGAGTATGCGAAGAATTAATAAAATTAAAAATTGTTTGTCCTGAACTTTTCTATCGGGGTTTTTATGTTCCTGATATTCCACAGATGGTTTATTTAACGCCAGAAGAGTGGAAAATTTTTGAAGAACAAGGTTTAATTAAGGAAAAATTTTGAAAATTAAGGGGGTAAAAATGTCAATGATTAAATTAGGTAATGGTGTTGAAATTTCAGAGGATACTGTTGTAGCTGCTCTGAAAAAAGCAGGAATTGAGACAAAACCACCAGAATCAAAACATATTTTTGGGGCAGGAGATGTGGCTAAAAATGAAGATGGTGAATGGAGATTTATTGTTTATGTAAATGGAAAATTATATAGTGTTGATAGAGGTGGATATTCACTGAGCGAAGGACAAAAGAGTTTTGAACGTTGGGGTTATCAATTTGTCGGCAAATTAAAAAACTTATTAAAGTGACTTTCGTAGGGGTAGAATCTTTTATTCAAAAACCAGCCCACAACACAAGCCCCGCCTTATTCGGTATAGTATAAATTAGGCTGATAGTGTGTGGGTTGGTAGGAATTATAATATATGAAAAAACGTGATTATGAAAAGTAGAGTATGCGAAAATTGTAAAAAAGAATATCTTCCTACAGGAAAAAATCAAAAAGTTTGTAAAATTTGTAAACCTGTTCGTATTAAAGAAACAAATAAACGATATTTTAGAAGTGAAAAAAGGAAATTAGGAAAAAAGCAATATAGGAACACTATTGGGGGAAAATTAGGAGTTGTATTTTCACATATTAAAGAACGTTGTAAATATTGAGTTTATTAGTCCAAGTGAACATAAAAAGAAACATTCAAAAAGAGTGAGAACTAAATAATGGGAAAAGGATCGACACGCAGACCGAGTAGTATAACAAGAGAGGAAGAAAATTTGCGTTGGAAACTGGCTTTTGGTCATATTACTTTTGAACAATTTGAGCGGAAGTATAAGGAATTATTAAAAGCGGGGAAAATAAAACGTAATGGGAGGGTGATTAAAAATGCCTGAGTGCATTGATTGTGAAAATTATTCAGGAATGGGGTGTATATGTCTAAAAGGTAAGGTTTCTATATTAGCAAATTTACCTTGTGCGGATTTTCAATCAAAACAACCAAAACAACCCAACCCAAAAACCCGCCAATTTGATTCTGGGGCTACACGGGATACTGATATTGGAAAACTTGATTATGAGGGATTTCTTTCCCCGATAGTTTTACAACGATATGCTCAATATCTTCATAAACACCGCACACAATCAGATGGACAATTGCGAGATTCTGATAATTGGCAAAATATGTTTGGGGAAAAACATTTTGATATATGTATGAAATCCGCATGTAGGCATTTTATAGATTGGTGGTTGCAGCATCGTAAAATTAAAACAGAAAATGAGTTAGAAGATAGTATATGTGCAATTATTTTTAATGCAATGGCGTATCTTTATAAAATTGAATATGAAAAAAGAAATAGTAAAAATTAAACCGTCAAAAGATATATTGTGCTATGTTGCTGGTTTGTTTGACGGAGAGGGTTGCATAAAAATTTGCAGAGTAAATGCTAAATCCATCAATAGACCAAATGATAGATTTACTCTTGATATTCAATTACAGATGACTGATGAAAATGTAGTTAAATGGCTTTGGGGTACTTTTGGTGGTTATTTCTATATACATAAAACTAAAAATCCCAAATGGAAAACTTCATATAGATGGATACTACAATATCAGAGATGCAAACTGTTTCTTCAATGGATAATGCCATTTTTGAAAACCAAAAAACGATTAGCAAAATTGGCATTAGAGTATTTAGAAATATCAAAAAGAGATATAGAAGCAAAAAAAGGAATTTATCAACTGATAAAAAAGATGAACCATTAATACAATGAGGTATTTGTTTGAAATTTTGAAAAAAAATCGGAGGAAAAATGAACATAATAGAAAGCACTAATCGAGGATTATGGTATTTTGCCCATCCTTACACTTGTAAAGACAAAAACGGAAATTTTGTACCAGAAGGAGAGGATGCAAATTTCCATCTTTGTAATATTCGAGCAGCGGAATTGTTAATTCGGGGTTATAATATTTATGCCCCAATTTCACACACACACCCGATTCATCGGGCTTGTCCCGAATTTCTTGCCCGGCATGAGCATGAACTTTGGTATCAATTAGACAATGAATTTATTGACAAAACAAATTGGGCGGGAATTATTCTTGCTCCTGGGTGGGAAAAATCATCTGGTTGTCAGGCTGAAAAAGAACGAATCGAAGTTCGGGGACTGCCTGTTCTTTTTTATTCTGATATTATTGCGGAGGTAAAATGTCACGAGTGTTAGCAATTGGAGATTTGCATGAACCTGTATCTCATCCAGGTTATTTGCAATTTTGCAAAGACCTCCGATGTAAATATCGGTGCAATGAAATAGTTTTTATTGGTGATGTAACCGACCATCAAGCTATCAGTTTTCACGCTAATAATCCAATGTGTCCGGGACCAGATGATGAATATCAATTAACTAAACAGGCTATTAAAAAATGGTATAAAGCATTTTCAAATGCCAAAATTTGTGTTGGAAATCACGATGATAGAGTGATTCGATTAGCTGAATCAGTTAATATCCCCCCCCAATATTTGCGAAATTACGCTGAAGTTTGGAAAACTCCTAAATGGAATTGGGATTACGAGCATATTATTGATGATGTTTATTATTGGCATGGAACAGGGCGGGGAGGGATTCATCCAGCTTACAATGTAATGAAAGATATGTTAATGCCGGTTGTAATGGGACATTGCCACGCAGCAGCAGGAATTAAATGGCTTGCAAATCCACTTCGGCGTATTTTTGGTGTGGATGTTGGATGTGGTATTGATGTAGATGCCTGGCAATTTGCTTATGGGAGACATGAAAAGAAACGGCCAATTTTAGCAGCGGCTGTAATTATTGATGGGGTACCGCAACATTTTATTATGCCATGCGGTCGGGGTGAATTATATCATAAAAGTAATTTCAAAAATGGGGGTTGAAAAATGAAAAAGAAATATCTAACACGAAAAAAAGCAATTGAACTTTGTATTGAGTTATGGGAATGGTTAGCTAAAACAGGAAAAAGAAAAGAGGACTGGCCTGATTGGGAAAAATATGAAAAATATTTTAGAACTTTTATTTTTTCAGCATCAAATGATTGCTGGTTTTGTGAATATGATAATCAGCAAGTCCAACAACAACATAAATGTGATATAGGAATTTGTAAATATTGTCCATTTTTTCAACATATAGGTCATTGTAATTCAAATAAAAAAAGTAATTTTAGCTTATGGGATAGAGCAAAACTTCCTAAAACCCGCAAAAAATATGCTACTTTGTTTTTAGAACAAATTAAAAGTATCCCAATAAGGAAAAGAAAATGACAAATAATATTCCATTACCACCCGAATCACCAAAGAAATCGGGTAAAAAAGAAGTTGATGCGGTAACAAATGAAATGCGGAAAGAAGCATTTGAAAAATGCCATCTTCCAAAAAATATAAAATCTAAAATTCAATTTGATAATCCTGAAAAGTACCAAACTAAAAAGAAATTACATCAGGAAATCAGGCAGACATTACTTGAATTACGAAAAACCCTACCTTATGCCAATCATCGGGAAATAATAATGCAATTTATCGGCGTGATTAACCCCGGTTCAATGGGCGGGGATGTCACCCGATTACCGTATGAATCATCGGGGCCAGTTGCTCGAACTGCAAGCAAGATGGAATGTGTTTTTGCTTTGGTTAGTTATGTAATTCAGGAATATTGGAAATATTGTACTGATATTTATAGTCCGATTTACATTAATCAAAATCTTGAATTTTTGCAACAAATCACCAAAAATGGCCTCAATCAATATCAAGTTATAGGAAATGTGCGGGAAGGATTCAGTTTGGGGGGGTTGTGAACAAAATTTATGAGGATGCTTTTATTCAATGTTTTAATCTTATTTGCAAAAATTTCAATATTCCCGCCGGTTTTAATATAATTGAACCGTTTCTTGATCGCACTTTTCATAACCAAATAAATGTGTTTATTGATCTACATACAGCAAGTTATGTTAGTTTTTCTGAAAAAGAAATTTGGAAAAATTTAATGCAAGAAGGAATTAATTCCAAAAAAAGATACAGAATGTTTCGGTCACTTGTGCGAACAAGGTTGATAGATGCAATTTATCAAATACGGAATTTAACAGAAGAAAGTTTACGAAACTTAGGGGTAAAAGAGTTTAAGTGAACCAATGGCAAGAAGTTCTCAAGTCTGCCGGTTTTCCAACCACAGCTTTAGTCCTCGATTTTGAAACTTATTATGATGATGAATATAATCTCAAGAAAATGTCAATGGTGGAATATGTGTGTGATGATAGGTTTGAGGTTTTGGGATTAGGTCTTGAAATTATAAATGATAATCTTAAATTTTTTGCAAAACCAGAACCTATATCATCTTCTCCATTAAGTACTTTAAATACTTTACAAGTTACTTATGGTGAAAGAGATTTACACGAATTGACAATTGTCGGTCAAAACCTTAAATTCGATGCCCTAATTCTTCGAGAACATTTTGGAATTATGCCCCGATACACAGTTGACATTATAGATCTCAGCCGTCATTTAGACGCCCGCAACAAACACAGTCTTGAAGCTCTGGCAAAACGATGGAAAGCTCCGGCATTAAAAGGTGATACTAAGCAATTCAAGGGCTTGCGTTGGGCTAATATGACGCCAGAACAACAACAAGCTCTTGAAGAATATTGCAAAAATGACATTGAAATCGAAATTTTCCTATTCAAAAAACTTCTCCTGATGATTACTAATCCACAGCTTGAACTCCCGCTTGCTAATCAAACTTTGCAACTATTTTTGAAACCACAAATCCTTATAGATAAAGAACTTGGAAAAAAACTCAAGAAAGAAATGCGACAGGAAATGCTCAAGCCTTTGAAAGATTTATATGACCTGGGTATTGATTGTAGTGAAAAGGAAATATCGGGGGATAAATCTTTTTTAGAATTATTGAACCAGCATCTTGATGAAAATGAACAAGTGCCAATGAAGCCCGGTAAAAATGGAATGATTCCAGCCCTTGCTCGTGAAGATGAAGGGATGCGGTATTTGTTGGAAGAACACCATAATAAAAAAGTACAAGCATTAGCTGCTGCCCGATTAGCAATAAGCTCGTGGCCGTTACATATTAAACGAGTTCAAAATTTAATGAATCAGGCAAAAACCCGCAATGGTAAAATCGGAGCACCACTGACTTATTACGCTGCTCATACGGGACGTTGGGGTGGAACTGAAGGAATTAATCTGCAAAATCTTGGAGGTCGTGGGCGTAAAGGTACAGGCACACATTCATTAATTAGAAATATACGAGGGATGCTTTGTGCCCCTGATGATTTTATTTTTGGTATCGGTGATTTTGCTCAAATTGAATTTCGTATAAATGCTTGGTTATCGGAACAGGATGATATATTACAAGCATTTAGAGAGGGTCGTGATCTTTATTCAGAATTTGCAACTGAAGAATTATTTCATCAACCAATACGAAAACCAAAAGAAAATGATCCTGAACCCATTGCTCGGATGCTTACTTTTAAGCGTGGGTTTGCAAAAGATGGTATGCTTGGATTTGGTTATGGAATGGGGACGGATCGACTTTATAGTGATTGTCGAGCAAATAATGCTTTGCGACCTGCTTTTGATTCTGGGGAATATGACTGGAATTTTATTAATAGACTTATTAAAAAACTTCGTACCCGATATTCTAAAATTCCTGAATTCTGGCAAACAGTAGAAAAAGCGTGGAAGTTTGTTACTAAATATCCGAAAGAAAGATATGATGTTTGGGTTAAAAAAGGTGTTTTTAAAATTCCAATATTAAATTTTTATAACCAAAATGGCACTACAATAATCCAACTCCCATCAGGCCGCTGTCTTTATTATCCCAAAGCCAGCATCAACAAACAAGGTGATTTACTCTACCGATGGGGCCACTTATGGGGCGGTTCTATTACAGAAAATATTGTACAAGCTGTAGCTCGTGACATTCTGGGGGAAGCATTGTTGCAATTACAGGAACACAATTTCAATATTCTATTTCATAGTCACGATGAGATAATTTGTTTACTTCCTAAATCGAGTGCTGAAAAGGATTTACAACAGATGATTGAAATAATGGAAATTGTTCCCGATTGGGCAGAGGGATTACCTATAAGTGTTGAAGGTGAGTTAAGTGAAAGATATAAAAAATGAAAAAGAAACTAACACATTATCTTATACCAAAATGGTCTGTATATGGTGTTTATGTTCTGTGCCGGTTAAATTGGTTGTCGTGTGGTCTTACATGCTATTACGATGTCAAATGGACAACCAACAAAAAACAAGTCACTTGTAAAAATTGCAAAAGAACAAAATTATTTAGGGGGGTGAAATGATGAAAAAACAATGGGGTGAAAACCCTGAATATACTTTTTATCTATTTAGCAATTTCAATGATTGGGCCATTCCTTTTAACATCAATTGGCATTATTTTTCTGATGGGTTAGAAAATAAATGCTTTAGTTTTGGTTTTAGATTTTTATGTTTTGGTTGTGCAATTGAAATTTGGAAATGGGGGAAACAATGCAAGAACTCAGATTAAGTGTTTCTACAATCCAAGACTTCAAAGCCTGTCCTCGACGGCATTTATATCGGAAAGAATATGGCTTACAACCGATCAAGGAAAAAGATTCAACCCGTATCGGTACAATCTGGCACCGCTGCCATGAAATTCTTGAAATGATTCCACAAGGTCGCTGTCCTGATTGTTTCAAACAAGAAGAATTACAACCTGATTGTTATCTATGTCAGGGTACAGGAGTTCTTCCTTCCGATTTAATGGATGCTGTAATGCGATATTTGAATGTCACTTATACTAAAGTGCCAGAAAACAAAACCCATGGTGAATGGGAAACAGAACGGATAATTGTGCTTTATAGTTTATCAGGCTATCGTTGGCTTTTTCCCGATTATCACAAACGATTTAAACCAGTTGCAAATGAAATTTGGTTTGAACTCCCGATTATCAACCCTGCGACTGATAAGAAATTATCAAAAGCTATTGAAGTCGGAAAAATAGACGGGATTATTCAAGACACTGAAACAGGGTTATATTATCTCAAAGAACGAAAAAGTACAAGTTGGACAATTGAAGGTACAAAATACTGGGACCGGCTCAAAATTGATCCGCAGATTACCAGTTATTTACGGGCTGCCCGAATTTATCAAATATTGGGTAAGTTAGAAAAGTTTGGAATAATGCGGGATGATTCATTGATTCAGGGGGCCTGGTATGATGTTTGGCGGAAGCCGGAGATTAGACCAAAGAAACCAGTAAAAAAAGATATTATACAAGTTCCAGATGAACATATCGAATATTATGATGAACAATTTGATGTCCGTGATTTTGATTTTGATTTTGAAACCCCTGAAATGTTCGGTGCCCGATTACTTAGTGACATCGCAGAACGCCCCGATTTTTATTTTGCACAACGGGAAATTCCTCGTACTGATGAACAGCTTGAAAAATTTGAACAGGAATTGTTTAAACAAGCTCAAATTATGAGATATATAAAAGAAAAAGAATTGTGGACTTCAAATGACCGGGCTTGTGAAGTGCCGTTCAAATGTGATTTCAAAGATATTTGTTATGCAGGAACAGAGCTTGGGCCGGATGATGTGCCGGAGGGGTTTGAGAAATATAAGAAAAAATCGGAGGAGAGATAGTGTCAAAAATACCATTACCGCCACCTTCATTATCAAAAGCAGAAAAAATATTTAAAAATGAATTCAAATTAATTAAAAATAAAAAAATTAAAAAATTTGTAATTGAGGTTTTTAAACAATTTTGCCCCGATTATTTCTGGACGGTGCCTTGTAGTACTACTGGAAAATATCATCCACAATTAGCACTCGGTAAAAATGGTTTATTGCGACATGTTAAACTTGCTGTTTATTGGGGAATTGAATTAGCAAGAGCTTTTGAATTAGAAAAACTTCAAGATGAAATAGTTGCTACACTTCTTTTACACGATTTGATTAAAAATGGCAAAGGTCTGGATTCAAACGGTCGTTCGCTTGAATCAGGGGTTACTGGTACTCATGGAGTAACGTTAGCAAACAAAATTAACTCTTTCGATTGTGAAGCTTATTTAGATAAAAATGACGGTTTTTATAGAATTTGTGCAGGTATTGCAGGGCACATGGGTATTTGGACAACTGATTCTAAATTTAGACCAAACAATCTTGAAAATCCAGAAATAAAAGAATTTGCTCAATTAATTCACCTTGCTGATTATTGTGCAAGTCGGAAAGTTGATGAAATAATAAAATCTTTAGAACAAGAAAAATTGGAGGAAGATGAAAATGGCGAAAGCCCCAATACCAAAAACTAAAACTGCTATTAAAAAACCAGCACCTCCGCCGCCCACTAAAGTTGTAAGGCCAAAAAGTTATCAGCTTACAACTTTAGGTACAAATAATCGGGGGAAGAAAATTATTGTTTACGGTGTTACTGGAATTGGAAAAACGACACTTTGTACTCTTGTTCCAAATCCTGCTTTTATTTCACTTGATGGTGGGGCTGATGAAATAGTTCACCCTATTACTGGTGAAAAATTATTAGGTATTAATGTTGAAACTTTTGCTGGTGTTCGGTGTGTTTTACAATCTAATATTTTTGATTCTATTGATACTATAATAATTGATCACATTACTGAACTTCAACACCTTGCTCAAAATTATATGTTTGACACTATTAAAAAACAGGGTGGGCAACGGGCGGAAAATATCGAAGATTATGGCTATCATAAAGGCTATACCCATTGGCACGACACAATGCGGCTTATTCTTTCCGATTGTGACCAACAGGTGCGAAAAGGTAAAAACATTATTTTGATTGCTCAAAGTGGAATTGTCAAATGGACACAAGCCGGGGCTGAAGATTTTGTAATGGAAGGTCCAGGGCTTTATCACGATAAAAAAGATTCTATTCTCATACCCTATATGTCTTGGGCTGATCACGTATTTAGAATTGGTTATGCAAACCTTACAGTTGAAGATGGTAAAGCTGCCCCAGTAAAAAATCGGGCAGTATTTATTCATCCCGATGCTACGTTTTTTGCAAAATCAAGAACAATTCCAGCTAAATTTGATGTTGTGGAGTTTAGCGAACCATCAGATAGTGGTATTTGGCGATTATTATTTGGAGGTGATTAATGACACAAATCTTTTGCGAAAAATGTAAATTTTTAAAAAATAATGGGGGTATGTATGAACCTCCTGTTTGGAAATGTTCTCACCCCACTAATCAACAAGTATATAAAATAAATTGGTTAAGAAAATGGTATAAATCTATTCGTAAGCCAAAACACATTAACAAAAATAATGATTGTTCTTGGTTTATGAGTTAATTAAAAATGGGTGTTCAAATTAAAGGCGACAAGTCACCACCCCGCAACTCACCTTGTCCCTGTGGTTCAGGATTAAAATTCAAATATATGGAGGATTCTTTTTGATGAAGCGAATTCCACTAACACAAGGTAAATATGCTTTAGTTGATGATGAAGATTATATGTTGGTATCACAATATAAATGGTATGCACACAAGGAACGAAATACATGGTATGCTTGTTGTGATATTTATTTTACACCTAAATATAAAAAATGTTTGCGTATGCACCGTTTAATTTTAGGTCTTGGTTGGTTTGATAAACGACAGGGGGACCATGTTGATCACAATGGATTAAATAATAGACGGTTTAATCTTAGAATATGTACTCACCAACAAAATCTTCAAAACAGAAAAGGTGTTAAAGGGGTGTATTATCATAAAAAAGCATGGATGGCTATAATTGGAATAAATGGAAAATCAGTCTATCTTGGTCGTTTTAAAAGAAAGAAAGATGCTCTTGCAACTCGTAAAAAAGCAGAACAAAAATTCTTTAAGGAGTTTACCTATGGGAGTTGTGCCTAAAAATAAATTACCTTCTCGGAATAGTTTATGTCCTTGTAATTCTGGACTAAAAACAAAACATTGTCATGGTGATGTTCTAAAACAAGAAGTCTGCAATCGAGTTGCGAATGAGAAAATGGTGCAATTAATTAGGGAAGAACAGAAAAAACAAGGGTTAATTCCGAGAGATTATAAATGTAATAATTGTGGGCATACTTTTGATGTGCCTGGACTTTCAATAATAACAGGTCGAGATATGTGCCCGAAATGTAATAGTATTGAAATTGAAAAAATTGGAGGAAATAATGGAGAAAGTTGATTTTACAAAAATAAAAGTTGGTGAATGTTTTCGATTAACAAAAAATGGGCCAATTTATATGCGGGATTGTGAAGACGGTGGTCAATGTATTCTTGGAAAAAGTGTAGGAAAAGTAACTGATTTGCTTGCAGGAATTAATAAAAAAGTTTATCCAGTAAAAGTAAAAATTACAGTTCAATAAATCAACAAATCAATAATTGCGGAGGAAAATTAATGAGCCAAATTAATCGCACAGGTACATTTCGTGGCTATCCAATTGATTCGGGAATGGGCAAAACAAAAAATGAATTTCCACAATGGATAGCACAATTACAGGCCGTTGAATATTATGATGAAGATATACAACAATGGGTTGATTGGTCGGAATATGCAGAAAAAGAAATCACAGGTTATTTTGTTTTGTTTGGTAGTGATGGCAACCCAACTCTAACAGCCAAGCAAATTCAAAAAGCTCTTGACTGGTCGGGTGAATCTTTCCAAAGTCTTGTTGTTGATTTCAGTGGCACTTTGATTCAATTCCGTGTTGAGGAATCAACTTATAATAATGAAACACGGCTTAAAGTCACTTGGATTGATTCCGCCGATGCAGAACCAGGGCGTTCACTTCAAAAACTTGATGGTACTGAAGTTAAAAAGTTAGATTCAAAATATGCTGCTGCTCTGCGAAAACTTAGTGGTGGTCCAAAACCCAAAAGTGTTCCTTCCAAACCACCAGTTCCAAAACCTGAAACCCTTGCATCAGAGCCAGAAACAGACAGAAAAGCCGTAATGAAAACTGCAATAGAAGAAAAAGCAGCACGAGGAAAAGCAGCAGAAGCAAAAGCTGCAAAGCGGGAAAAGCCAAAGGATAGGCCAGCAAAGCCGCCAGTACCGACAGCCAAAGCCTCAGAGCCAGCAGAAGCATCAACTAATACCTACACGAAAAATGAAGCTTATCAAGATTGCTATACCCAATTAGTTGAACCAGGAATAGTAACTATTAACCAGCTTAATGATACTTGGCTCAATACAATCGAGACAATCGAGGAACAAGGCGGCGAAGAAGCTCTTGATGGTGAAGGTTGGGCGACGGTGAGAAATATTATTTTGGATGAATTAAGAGAAGTTTCTATATAAAAATAACAGTTCCCCCGAATGGGCAAAGGAGTGCCCATTTTGGTTGGGATTATTATAGTGGGGGGTAAATTTTGAACATTCCTTTACCACCACCGCCGAGAAACATGGTGATTTGTGGTGATAATTTGAAAGTGACATCTGGTTGGCCTAATAATTGTATTAGTGGAATTTGTACAGACCCGCCATATGGATTAGAGTTTATGGGAAAAGATTGGGATAGAGGTTTGCCAGGAATTAATTTTTGGAAAGAATTTTTGCGAATCACCAAACCCGGCGGCTTCCTTCTCTGCTTCGGCGGAACTCGAACTTTCCACCGATTGACTTGTGCCATTGAAGATGCGGGGTGGGAAATCAGGGATTGTATGATGTGGCTTTATGGTTCGGGGTTTCCGAAGTCACATGATATTAGTAAGGCAATTGATAAAAAAGTAGGGGCTAAAAGAGAAGTTGTTGGAACAAAACTCGGACAACCGGGTTATTCTCTTACCAATGCGAAAAATCAAGGAACATCTTTACAGTGGAGCAATTCAAAAAGAAATGGTAAAAAAGAATGTGATGTAACTGCCCCTGCCACTTCCCTCGCCCAACTCTGGAACGGTTACGGCACTGCTCTAAAACCCGCTTGGGAACCCATTATTGTTGCGATGAAACCTCTTGATGGTACATTTGTTAATAATGCTGAAAAGTGGGGGGTTGCGGGGTTGAATATTGATGGGGGAAGAATAAAAGGACAAAAAAGAAGTCCTGAATTTAGAAATCCAAAAAGTAAAGGTCAATTCAAACAATCAGATAATAAAAATCTTATTAATTGGGATAGTTCTCAAGGCCGCTGGCCTGCCAATTTAATTTTGGATGAAGAAGCGGGGAAGATGTTGGATGAGCAGAGTGGAAAAATTAGTTATGGTAAGAAAAAAGGTGGCTATAAATATCAGGGTAAAGAATATCAAGTAGAGGGTTTTGTAAAAGATTGTAAACCACAAGCTCCGAGTAATTATGCTGATTCCGGCGGTGCTTCCCGATTTTTTTATTGTGCAAAGACTTCGAGAAAAGAACGTGATTTAGGAATGAATGGGGCTGAAGAAAAACTTTTGGCTCGCTCTGGTGGGGCACAGGGAGCAGAAAATCGGGGAGAAGATAAATATTTACAAGACCATATTGGATTGAATCGGGTTGCAAAAGTTAAAAACAATCACCCGACTGTGAAACCACTTGCTCTGATGAAATACCTCTGCACTCTGCTTAAAATGCCAGGCCAAAACCAAATTATCTTAGACCCGTTTTTAGGATCGGGAACAACAGCAATGGCCTGTAAAGAGTTAGGAATCAATTACATCGGGATTGAAAAAGAAAAAGAATATTGTGAAATTGCAAAAAGAAGAATTGCAGCAATCAAACCCTGCCCAAATTAAGCATTTGTAGATGTTCAGCACAGGGGGCGGTTCGTGGGTGATAAAATTGGCACGTGACAATTGACTACCTGTGCAAATGAGAACCTGCCGCAAAACGTTGAAATGGGTGGGGTTTTTGAAAATTTTTAATAGGGGGACAAGGATGCAAAAAAATGACAAAAAACTTAGAAGATTTATGGATAACATTTCAACAAAATGTCTATCCGACAATGATAGATTGTCTTGCCGAAGATTTAGGAGTTACGGTTGAATCAATTAAAAAGTTGGGGATAGGGTTTTTTCCCGGCGAACAAGCCTGGATTTTTGCCGAGCGTGACCATCGGGGGAATGTAATTGGATTGCAGCGGCGATACAAGGATGGTAAGAAGTTTATGATTAAGAGTTCAAAGCGGGGGTTGATTTATGAAATCAACAAATTCGGCATGTTTCGTAATACTGCCAAAAAGACGAAACCTAATTATTTGTATTCGAACTTTGTCCGATGTTATAACGCCGGTGTTTGTTGCCCACTTTGTAACAAAGATGATTGGTGTCTCGTCAGTTCTGATGATGTCCACAATCCATCTGCTGTTATCTGTGGAAGAAGCTCAGAAGGTGCTAAAAGATATATTCAAAATTCAGGTTACTTGCACCAACTTCAAGAAACTATCAGTAGTGGGCAAAATGAATCATTGCAAGTTTCAAATAAGCCGTTGGTCGTGGTGGAAGGTTCTTCTGATGTCTTATGTGCTATGGACTTGGGCTATACTGCAATCGGCAAACCATCGGCGGAAGGTGGTAATGATTTATTGGTTAAACTCCTTAAAGGCAAAAATCAAAAAGTTATTATAATCGGGGAAAATGATGAAGCCGGGCAGCGAGGGCTGGAATCTACTTTTCAAATATTAAAACCAATTTGCAAATCAACAATTAAAATTTTGCCGCCCGATGGGTTTTCTGATTTGCGGGATTGGGGGCCGACTGTCGATGAATTTGAAAAATGGATCAAGAAAAATAAGATTACAAAAACTGCTGATGGAATTTTTGAAACCACACAACACTATCCATTAGCTTTAGAATGGTTGGAAACACAAAAGAAAAACGGGAAACTTCAATTACGATATTTCAATAAAGATTGGTATCGTTATTCAGGTTTGTGCTATGAAAAATTAGCAATTGAAATTTTGGAGCGTGAGTTTTATAAATTTTTCGGAAAACGGGAAGCTGTTGTTTCAAAAGTTGGCGAATTGCGGGAAATTAGACCATTAAATGTGAATGAATATTTTATCCGAAACATCCGGCACATTGTCAGTCGGCAGTGTTTTATTGAAGCCCCCGGAAATATTTATCAACCCTTTCATATTAAGGAGCAACAAATGTTTGATATTAAACAGGCAGTTGTTTTCAAAAACGGCATTTATTATGTCAATGATAACAGATTTGAATCACATAACCCCGATATATTTATTACTTCAACCTTGTCATATAATTATAATCCAAATGCTAAATGCGATTTATGGCTTTGGTTTGTTGAAGACATTTTTAATGGAAATCAAGAATGTATAGATTTGCTTCAAGAATGGTTTGGCTACAATCTCATAGCCAGCAACCACCTTGAGCAATTTATGTTTTTCTTTGGAGTACCAGGATCGGGGAAAAGTACAACCACTGATGTTTTATATGCAATGCTTGGTTCTAATAAATGTGGGGCAGCAAATTTGGAAGATTTAAGCAACCGCTTTGGGCTTCAACCATTTATTCATAAACAAGCAATTATAATATCGGAGGACAAAGCTACTCGAAAAGTTGAAGCTGATAAAATTCTACAACGCTTAAAACGTATTACAGGACAAGATTGGTTGCCAGTGGATATAAAATTTCGTGACCCGATTCAGATCAAACCTATCTGGCGAATTACTTATGCGGGGAATGATATTTTGCCATTTGATGATGCAGCCTGGGCATTAGGTCGCAGACTTAATTTGCTATATTTTGAAAACAGTTATGAAAAACCAGACCGAACACTTAAAAACCGGCTTGTCCGAGAAGCACAGGGAATTGCAATTTGGGCGTTAGAAGGATTAAAGCGACTTTTGAAAAATGGGGAATTTACTGTGCCGCTTGTTTCCAAAACTCATATTCAAGATTTCAAAAGTTTCACAAATTCTTTAGCAGCAATGATAGATAGTTGTTGCCGAATTTACGATGAACCCGCAGAACAAGAAAAACATTGGGCGGCGTTTGACCATTTATATGAATTGCATAAAGTATGGTATGAAGACAATGGTCTGAAACCAATGACAAAAATTGCCTTTGGAATGAAGTTTAAAAATACATTTCCGAATTTACAAAAAACAAGAATTCGAGAACAAGGATTACAAGTTGCAGTTTATCAGGGAATTGAAATTACACAAGAAGCCTTTAGACATTATTTGGGAGGGTTGAAATGAATTTTGAATGTAAAGTAGAAGCTGACGCCGAAAATCTTTTTAAACAAGCTAAATTTTATACGGCAAATATTTTATTAAATGCTGAAGAAGAAATTGACGGTATTTTTGGGAATAAATATGCAGAAAAGCACCCTGAATTAGTTATTGCATATTTACAAGCCGTTCAAAAAGATTTTCACACCGCAGTTTTATTGGAAACAGTTCAAAAAATTGCTGAAGTTCTGGAGGAAAAATTAAATGATTCTAAATAGTTGTGAACATAATGACAGTATTATTGTTTATATGGGAATGCAGTGCCCTGTTTGTGAAATGGAAAGTGAAATAGCAGAGTTAGAAGATAAACTTTCTATATTAGAAGGTCAGTATGATGAATTGGAGAGGGGATTGAATGAGCTTAAAACAAATTGATTGGTGGGCGTTGATTGTATGTAGTTTATTAATTGTTTTATTTATTTTAATTGTTTGTAATAGTTTGTAACGGTTAAATGGGAAAAAAAAAAATGTTAAAAGAGTTTGATATTAGCCACGAAATGTGGCGGGAATATGATTGGAACGGACGTATTTATCGTATCAACAACCCTGTAACATTGTATCTTCGTTCAGGTGGAACAACCCATCGGGTTGTTGATAAAGATGGTGTTGCACATTGTATTCCTTCAGTTGGTGTAATGGGTTGTGTTCTTAGGTGGCAAAATTCACCAGGAATAAAACCAGTTAATTTTTAATAAAATTTTGGAGGGGTGAAAAATGAAAAAGTTTGGTAAGGCGTTAGTAATGTTGATTTGTGTAATCGGGTTGGTAATAACTTTTGGCTGTGCCGGATTACAGGATTTAGTTGTACCTTGCCACATCAATGAGGATGTTATTGAATATTCCGGCCAAGAACCAACAAGTTATTTGCCCTGGACCACAGTATTTGACGCTGAACGGATTAAAGCGTATGTAGATTATCAGCACGCAGATTTTCAAAAAACATTAAGAGATTGTATAGCTTCTGATGATATGAAATATGATTTTCTTACTGGTAGAATTGAATTAAGTATTGCCGATGCTCGACAATTACAGCAAAAATTATTCAATCCAAATGGTTCTGTTGGAATGGCAATTACTGCATTATTCGGCGGAACAATTGGAGCATTGTTTATTAACACGCCGAAGAAAAATAATAACAATAAAATGGTGTAAAATGACAGACCAAGAAGTTAAAAATTGGTGTCACGCAGAATTTGAACGGGCAAAAACTGTTGAAAATAAACAGGAAGCAAATCAGATTAGGTATCGGGCAAAATTAATATTTGATAAGCGGTTTCCTAATCCTGATGTTTGTTTTTGTTGTAAACAAGTAATAAAATGTTCCACCACCGCCAACAATTAATCAACTGGCTATTCAAAAATGTCACCGACCGTGTAATCAAAAACGCATTGGAATCAGGGGGTGTCGAATGTTGCGGGAGGTTCGACACTCTCCCGACCACTAATTTACCGGGTTGGATTGTTGTAATTACTGGTAGATTCAAGACTTACAATATTGGTATTGTTGCCGATAATTTCAAATTGCGGTGGTTTCGAATAAAAGAAATTCCCTGGCAGAATTGGATTGGTGACATTGCAAAAAGTGATATTTATCGGGGAGATAATCCAGAGAAATATCAGGAGTTGAAAAATGGGAATAGAAATAATTGAAAAAGAAATAAAGCGGCTCCAATTTGAAAAACAAAAACTTAAAGAAGCATTAAAACCTTTAATAAATATTGCAAATGCTTTTTGGTTAAATGGATTAGATGAAGCTCGGCCAGATTGGGGACATACAGAAAATAGTGATATTGAATTATTAACTGGGCGTGGTGGAAAATGTTTGCTTACACTTAAAGATGTTTTTAACGCTCAAAAGATTTCAGAATTAGTACAATGATTCCTGATTATCTCCACCAATCCGAAATCCGAAACTATATTTTCCAAAAAACCGGTGTGAGCTTAACTAAATGCCAAATAGATTTGTTATTAAAATCGGGCGAAATCAAAAGTTTTAGAACCCGAAATGGCAAGCGAGCTACAACAAAAAGGAGAATAGATGAGTTTATTAAAAAACATACAAGGAAAGAAACTATTGGTAATAAGCTGCAAAAATATGGAGTTTTACTTAAATGTCACCGAAGAATCAGAAATAATAAAAAACCCAATTCCGATTCTATGGAATCTTGATGGGTTATATGGTTGGATTCCAATTGAAATTGTTAGAAACACAACATCAACTTGGGTAGATTTTGCGAGAGAAAATCGAGGATTTTATAGTGGAAGTATTCAATTTACTTGGCACCAAGCCTATCGGCTGCGGCAGGATGTTGGGAGAATGTTAGAGCAACTTAATCAAAGTAACAGCCAAAGTGACAATAGCTCCTAAAGCAACACCCCAAGCCATTAAAGTATATCGAAAATGGTGAACATCGTGATTATTACACCATTTATCTATTCGTGCAACTCGTTCATCTAACCGAACAAGTAATTCTTCTTTTTGTTGCTCGTTCATTTTCTCATTACATCCTCAATATTGGCTGTCAAAATTATTTGCTGCCGCACATGCTTTCTGCATTGGTCAACTAAAGCATTCAAAATTTCCCGCTGTGTATTTTCATCTAATTTATTCCATCCCGACATCCTAACTTGTGGAACCACAACCCGTTTCAATAATTTCTTCAAACCTTCTTCGTATTGCTTATATCGTCCCTGATTTAAATACCAGTTAGAACCAATCCGCCGACTTAAATCTTTTACTTCCGCTCCAACCCTATCAAATTCTTTTTGCACGTCTTTGGGCAAACTTTTGTAAACCCGCCTTGCAGCTTCATTCTGTTCCTCAAACATTTCCTTTGCAAAATCAAAATTCTCCCGCTCCATCCTGGCTTTTCTTTCCTGTGCTTCAATTGCCGGTCGGGTTAATTTAATTGCCTTCTGAACCATCGGGCCAAGTTCATCCCAATCAACGCCGTACATTTGATGGGCATAATGATTTTTAATTCTTGCCGATTCACTGCCCGCAGTTGGCTCATAAATCTGTGCTCCGATTCCATGAATAGCTAATGGTGAAGTCCACAAGGCTGTTCCTACTCCCTGGTATCTAACAGCATCAGCTACATCTTGCAAAAACATCGGAGCGATTTTTTCAACAACATACTCCTCCATAAACTCCGGTTCCCACCGCATTTTTTTACCAAGAAAAGTTGTACCGGTTGCAACATCAATCGGGATTGTTGCTGTCGGACTTAGTTTACCCCGCATAAATCGCAGGGCAGTATCCAGCCAGTCTTTATGGTAAATCCTCCCTGTAGCTGTGGCTTTTTTCTGCTGTAATACCATTTGTGCCACAACTCGCATCATTTGCGTATGTTGACCAAAGAATGTAATACGGGCATTATCTTTTCTGATTTTTGCAAAATCTGAAGATCGGGGATCAAATTCGACAGTAACATCAGGAATCAAATCAGCCAATGCTAAAATCAACATTCCGATTCCAAACGCCTGTAATAAATCAGCCGCAGCTTCTTTCCGAATGTGGGATTTGGTCGCCCAATCTGTCATACTTCTGGCTGTTGCCAGATACAATCGGGGGGACCAGAATATTGCACCTAATTCTGGGGCATATTTTTCAAATTTACCACCGGGCTTTCCCAATGCCCGGCCAGTAAGATTTCCAATATGGTTTAATACTTCTTTGATTTCTGCTATTGAAATGTTTTGTGGAATGATGGTATCAGAAACTCCATGTTGTTCGCACCATTGATAAAAAAGATTTGAACGGATATTATTTAGAGTAGTAACAAAAGCTCTATCAGAAGCCTGCACCATTTTACCAATGCCGGGAATTCGATGGGCTAATTCGCTAACAAATAATTCCTCACCTTTTATTCCGCCCCCGATTTCTGTAATTAGTTTGGGGCCATATTTTTGAATTAAATTATATCGGGGATCAGTTTTCATTTCCAGTTCGGCAAGTTGTGTATATTCAGAACTAAAAAATGCTCGATAGCCTTTGCCTACACCTTGTCCCCAGATTTTAGGATGGTTTGGTGCGACCATTAGAGCTTGAATTCCACCGGCTGAAAAGTCGCAGGAACAGACCATTGCTTTTAATAAGTTAAATGGTTCACGGGCAATTTGTAATAGTTTTTGAGTTTTAGTTAGCGGGCGTTTTCTGAAACCTTTTTCTAAAATGTTTGTTCCAAAAAATTTATCAAACATTTTAATCCCGCTTTTATGCGGTTGGACATCAGCCAATAAATCTTCAAAAAATCGGGACAAAGTTAAATAATCACCAGTAGGCAAATTTGATTCTCGAATAGATTGAGCTAATTCTGTAATTTCATCCCGACTAAATTTTTCCTGAAACTCAGTTAACATCGAGCGGGCATAACCTTCTGCTGCTTTTCTTGCAATCCGGCTGGCAATAATCGGGTCTTTGGTTTCAAGGTCTTTCCGCACTTCTTCAATCTTGCCAAACTTTTTATGAATAGCTTCTTTCATTTCTTTCCGAAGTTCTGGTCGTTTAGCTTCATATTCAATCAATTCAGTTTCAAATTTTTTGGCAATTTCTAATCGGCGGCGAGTTGATTCTGGAATGTCTTGAGTTTCCCCTGTAATTTCTTCTAATTCTGCTAAATACCTTGCTTTTTCAACATCCCCCAAATTACTTTCCCTGATCCTTTTCGCAGCGGTTTGTATATTTTCAACTGATGGTGCCGCCATTTCAGCTAATCCGTGCGGCACATTCATTCCACCAGGCACCAAGAAACCAAGCAAACCCCCACCAGCAGCAGCCTCCCCAATTTGTTTTACCATTGACCCCCAGGCTACAGAACCATCCGCCCTTCTCGGAACACTACCACGCAAAGCGGCAGGAATTATTAAACTTGCTCCCTCTTGACTGGCTTCTTCTAAACTTTCAACAAGAGCACTTTTTAAAGCATTGCCAGTGATATTTCGCAAATCACCCACAGCTTGTTTCCATAATTTTCCTCTAAGATTTCGGGCAAGTCCTTTAAGTGATGCTTTTCCCGCTTCTTTAAATTTTAGTATTTTACTAACCCCATACATTTCAAGAGCAGCTTCAGCTAAACCCCCAAGCCCGTATTCCAATAATGCCTGCCGCTCCGATGCTCCTTCAGCTATTGCCCCTTTATATGCCGATTCTCCTCCTACTGCAAAACCAATCATAAACGGATATGCCAATGAATAACCACCGCTTGCAACTGTTGATGCCAAATATGGTGCTCCTTCCCCGATTACATTCAATGCCCATCCACCAAGACCAGCACGAGTTCGAGGTAATTTTTCTGCGGCTGCTGCAATATTTTCCTGCACTACTGCCTGTTCTTCTTCAAATGATTTTCCAGTAAGCCGTTCTATTCCCCGCATCGGCAAACCAAAGCCCGGAGTTTTCTTCAACAACGGTGTAACTTTCTCAACCGCACCAACAGCAGCTTCACCGAGTGTCAAAAACCCTCTGGCAGTAGCAGTGCCGAGTTCTGCAATTCGGCCACGAGGTTCAATATCAACCCAAACATTTTTCTCTGAAACATCTTCCCAATCATCGGCAGGAAAAATTTCTGCTTCAGTTGCATCTACCCAATCACCTGCCACGTTTTACCTCCATCGTAGGAAACTCTTGTTTCACCTGTTTTTTTATTTTGTTGATATTTTGGTTCAATAGTTTTTTCTTTTTTCTTTGGTATTACTTCACCTTTAAATATCGGGGCAAAACCTCTAAATTGTGTTGTATCTATTTTTAATGCTTTTTGTTTTTCCCGCAGCATCCCCTCATTTAATGTTCCCGGCTTTCTTCCTGCTCCCGCTGCTGCTGTCGCTTCTGTTAATTTTGAGGCACTCTTAATCGGGGCAGAAAAATCAGGGATCAATCGAGACATTACTTCCCGTCTTTCCTGATGCAATGTTTCAATTTGCGACAAAACATTTTTCCGTATTTCTCCCGTAGCCGTTTCTGCCTGCTCCTCCAATGCTGCAATTGAAATTGTCAGTTCCATTAGTCTTTGTTGCGGGTCTGCCTGTTTAAATGCTGAAAGCGGAAAATTGTAACCAATAGCCTGAAGTTTTTTTTGTTGCACGGCTTCTGGACTTAAAGACCATTCTTGTCCAAGTTTATCAATTATAGCCAATTCTTGTAATTTATTCTGTAAACCAGTTTGAATTTGCTGTATTGCCTGTTGCCGCTGCGTTTGCAAACCATCTAAATCAGGCTGAATTTTTCCTCGAATTGTTGTTGCCGCCAGTTCATATTTAGTATTCAAAGCTAAGAGTTTTTCCCGTTTCTTGTCAATTGGACCCCGCATATTTTCTATTTCTCGCCGTTCAATTTGATATTTTTGTTTCAGTGTGTCCATTTGATAGCGAGCATTAGAAGTGGCAGTTTGTTGAGCAATCTTAACTTCTTGTTCAATTTGATTTAATTGTTGCTGGTATTGTTGATTCAACAATCCCTCTGCACTAAAATCTTCTTCCTGCTGTATCGGCAGGGGTGTTGATTTCACATATTGTCCACCAGCCCCGTAATAAGTCCAACCGGCTCTTTGTTGAGGTTCTAAAAGCGGCATTTTCTCTCCTTTTATTCTTCCGATTTAAGGTTTTTCGCACCTTAAATATAGTAATTTCCTATAATGTTTTTAATAATAACAAAGCGATATAAAAATATGCTACTATTAATACGCTTTGGTTCAATCAAGGTCTTAATGAAAAAAGCAGAAACTGCTCTAAACTCACAAAATTGTGATGAATTTCTAAAGTTATTGGCAGAAATCTCTTTTGAAACCAACTGGCTTAAAAATCAATTACAAGAGCAATTACAAAAGAAACCTGAAATAATAAATAAACTCATTGATATTCTTTAAGTAATACTTCCACCAGTATCTGTAAATTCATTTGCTGTGCTTCCTGCCGGTTGTGTTCCTGCTTTATAAATCCACCCCATTGAACGGGCACTTAATCCCCAAGCGGGCCGCGTCCCTGTATCATCATTTTCATAAGAATAAAGATTACTTCCTCTTTCAGCAGAAATTCCTCTTGCTATATTACTAACATAATTCTCATTAAGCTGAACATAAGTGCATGCAAAAGCTTTCAGACCATGCCCTTGTGTTGCACTTGTCCCTAAATAATAACCGTATCTTATAAATTGTGTACCAAAATTACTTATAAGAGCAATACATTGGTCAGAGTCACCTGAATCAGATTTAGTACGTATTTTAAGATTATAAAGTCTAATTTCATCTAAGTGACAAGCACTAATTTCCACAGCATAACCATTGTAACCCCCGTGGTCTAAATATACTGATTGTGTAGTATGCAAATCAGTAGCATTGGCTTCTCCTGTATTTCCATAAATATATAATCTACCCCCGCCCCAAAATCCTCGAAAAGCTAAAGTATCAGTCAAAGTATAAGTACCATCAGCAAACTGAACTGTAATTACTACTCCTGTTTTTATATTCCTACCTATAGCATCTATTGCAGCCTGTAATTCTGCTTGTGACATACTATTATTAAGATTTACAGTACGAGTAGTATCCTCTATTTTAACTCTATCAAGAAATTCAAGAGCCGTTTCCCCAGAATTTACTACGGCAGATTTTCCAGCCGAACCAGTAAAATTAGCAGGCGTGTCAGTTAATCCAACAAATGTGCTTGCCCCACCACCAGCATTATCATCAACATACTTTTTATTAGCAACCTCATAATCAGCATCAGGTGCAGCAGATGGTGTTATTGGAAATACACTAAACGTAGTATTGCCAGAAGCATCAATAGTCATTACATCCGTATCAGAAGCAGAACCTATAGTACCGCCATCAGGAATAATTAAATTACCACCTAATGTTATAGTAGTAGATGTAATTGAAATTTCTGCTGTTCCGCCGATTTCAAGTGTTAGTGTATCGGCTGCACGATTAATACTACCACAAGTTAATTCACCTGT